CGGGCAAAGTTATCAGCATTAGAGGAGAATCCTGGATCGTTGTAGAGAGAATCCACGACTCCAAACACTTTGCCCCATTCAACCTGGGATTCAAGATGATCAATTAAGTGCATGAGGTTGTGCTCCTTTGACTCTCTTAACATATAGCATCCATCAACGGATTGCAAGTGATGGTGTCCTGTTCGGCAACTGTCACACTCCCTATTCTTTCTTTTGCTTTTGCAAAATAGTCTGCATCTTTTTCAATACCAATAAATTTACGATTACACTTAACAGCAGCAACTCCAGTTGTACCTGATCCCATGCAATTATCCAAAACAGTTTCACCTTCATTACTATATGTTTTGATTAGATATTCCATCAAAGCAACAGGTTTTTGTGTTGGGTGAATTGCATTACGATCTAATCCAAATTCAATTATCTCAGAGGGATAATTTGTCCACTTCTGTTCATATTCAGTTTCATGTAAAAGTTTATTATTTGCACCCATATGTTCTGGTTGATGTAAAAACTTTCCTAAACGATTTGCATTATTTTTTTTCTTAACTTTCTTCTCAATCAATCCTTGCGGATTGTATGTCATATTTTTATTTACTTTTACTGAACCACCACTAGCACCCATAGGAGAAAAAACCAAAATGTCTTCAGTTTGTTTCATAGGTCTGGCATTAGCATGTAGAAAACCAGTTGTTTTTTTCTTTTTCCAGATCCACTCATACTTAAACCAATCAAGATTACTAATAACTAATTGACTGGTAAATGGTTGATCTGCTGTTAGAACTACAGCACCCGATGATTTCAACACCCTCCTATATTGTTCCCACAATTTATCAAGTGGAATAACTGTATCCCAAGATAAAACTCTATTATCACCTTTTTCCGAAATACCTTTACGGTCTGTAGTACCATAGGGAAGATCGCAGAGAATCAAATCAACTGATCCACTTGCAATTTGATTCATTTCTTCTAAACAATCACCTTGATATAAATCAAGCATGTAAATTACCCTCCCTCAGATACTTAATAGTACGTTCAAGTGATTCAATCGTATCACCCAACATACCAATACTACGATTACAATTATCACACAACCATCCACGATGTTCTAGTGTTTCATGATCATGATCAAATACTAATTTTTTATCAGTTCTTCCACAATTATAGCATGGAGTTCCCAACTCTGGACGTTTGGGTTTTCCTGCAAGTTTATATGCTTCGTTTTTACCTTGACTTACTTTTTTCGTACACTTTTTGCACTCAGGACGAAAATACTTATCACCACCAGTGTTGGTAGATTGATTGCGTCCAAAATACTCCTCATTTAGAGGATGAACAGCACCACATTTAGAACATTTACGAGTTTTCATCATTCAAAGAATGTCCTTACCAGAATCAAGACGTGATTGCACCCAAACTTTAACATTTTCAAAGGATGGTGCTGGTTGTGAACCATTCATCCAATTTTCATAGGGAAAGGGCCACATAACTGGATTCTCCATGAAAAGTTCATCTTCCTCTTCAGATTTGATTGCCCAGGGGTAGGCAATATAGCAAAGTTCTAGAATTTGCTCTTCAGTGAAAGGCATCGTGTGCTCCTTTGACTCTTTTAATATACAGAAGATTCACCACCGTGGGGAGAACAGTGGACAGTTTAATCAACTGTCTACCGTCTGATCTCACTGATAGCAGGTTGACCTTGATTGAACACGACATCAACAACTGCCTGAACTTTGCGAGCAGTGCTGATACCAACAGAATCATAAGTTGGGACGCAAACTAAACCAAAAGTCTTCTCAGTGCTACCCAAACGAATCACACGACCGATAGACTGACTGATACCAATATAGTCCATGTTTCGCATGAAGATGACTGCTTCCAAACCACTGACGTTGATACCTTCAGACAGAATAGAGTGGTGGATGACAACAAACTTCTTCTCAGGATCTTTGCCCCAAGTGTTTAGTGTGTTGAAGAATTCTTCACGGTTGACTTTCTTGCCATCAATAATTGCACCTGTCTTAGATGTGATTGTCATCCAAGAATAACCACGTTGATATAATTCAGCACAAAAGTTGGATTCTGACAGCAGACCGATGATCTGCTTGGTTGTGCGAGCACAAATCAAAGTTTTATCGATGTTGTTATCGTCAATCGTTTCGATAAGATTATCTGCATCCTCTGCATACATCACCTTACGACCTTTCACCAAAGGCAGTTGCTTAACAACAACCTTTGGGGGAAGAATATAACCACCATCAACAAGTTCAGGTGCAGGAACATTTACCAGAGTTTGTCCATATACATGACCCCAGTTCATTCCTGGTTTCTTGAATGTCAAACTGTGCTTGGGAGTTGCAGTGTAAAAGTAACAACGATCTGCGTTCTCTGCGAAGAACTCAGTAGCAGGGAAGAAGTTCTTCTTCACACTGTTATGTGCTTCGTCAAAGTAAATGTTGTTGACCTCAATATCTGCTTCCATCACACGATGAAGAGAATTGTAGGTAGTGAAGATGATAACATTCTCACCCACACTACGCGCACAACTAGCATAAAGGTGAATCTTTTCTGCTTTGGTAGTGCTAGTGAAGTGTGTTTCTCCACTATGAACATGCATCACATGCAGATATGGGTCACTGTTGTTAGGATCAATAACCTCCATAAACTCAGAACACAGTTGCTCTGCCAGCAGAATACGCGGAGCAACAACAACAGTCGTCACACCACTATTGCAACGATCCATGGAAGATTTAGCATCCATGATCATCGTCAGTGTTTTACCACCACCAGTGGGAACAATCACTTGACCTTTGTTGTAGTTTTGCAGACGGTCAAGGATGCGTTCCTGATGTGGACGAAGGGTGATTGTCATCCGTGTTTCGTTGATGTAGATAATATAAAGCACAGAGAGACCCCTAGAAGACCCTCTGTGCCACTTGTTTAATCGTCTTGGTCTTCTTGTACTGGTTCTGCTTTTTTAACTACTTTAGGACCAACTTGCACTCGGTTTGATTCATAAAAGAAAGCAACTCTTTCACGACGTGCTTGCAGCAACATGTCATATTGCTCTTGTTGATCTTTAGTGAATCTGAAATCTTGCTGCCTCCAAGTTTTGCGAAGATCTTCAAGATGTGGCAGGACGTTGACAGTGGAAGTGGGGAAATTCATATCAGACAGTATAATCGTTGTTGGTAAATTCGTCAAGTTGAATGTTCATTTTAGAGTCATTCTCTTCAAGTTCTGTGATGTCGAAGATTTCACCAGGCATGTCCTGAATTTCACTCCAGATGTCGTCCATGTGTTACATTTGTTTGACTCTGTTAATATACACGGGATTGGTTGCCTGTGGGGGATTAGTGGACAGTTATGTGAGCGTCCACTGCGTTCAGATTCTTCTTTACATATTCTTCCCACATAACAGCACCTTCGATGTCAAGGAAACTTGCTGTGTGTTTCGCATAACCTTTCTTTTTGGGTTTCAGATAATTCACTCGGTAAATCATTCCAGTGCCTCAATACTCCAGATACGATAAAAATGTTAGTGACCATGTAACTAACAAAAATACAGGTGCGTATGATAGCAACCTTATCATCATAAGGTTGTGTTTTGTCATCACTAAAACTCCCTAGTGTATATTTCCATGTCCTCCAAAGTTTGTCCATATTTGTTCTTTCTGCTATGAATATATTCTAGTTCTTTCCAATCCCAAGGATAACAACAAACAAGAGTGTGAATATATTTGTGTCTTTCAATAGAAGTATATTCGCAGTTTGGTTTAGGTCTTACTCCAATCTCTATTGTAATATAATGTTTTGGGTCTTTGAAATATACCCATCCCTGCAAATCACCCCAACGAACATAATCATCAACCTGCGGATCATCCATAAAGTGCTGCCTCCAATGGATTAAGATTTAACTGCATTGCAGTATAAGGACGGGTCTTATTGATGTCTACTGTATCACCTTGCTTGGAGAAGTTGATAGGCGCCGAATAAGTTCTCGATTTTGTATTATAGAATCCCCAGACGGACTTAGGTGGTACATCAGTATAGGAGAAAGTACCATCATTGACAATGAGAATGCGATAAACATTACGTCGAAATTGCTCAACTTCGTAGTGGTATCCTTTTGGTGGTTCATGCGGAAATGAAGGGGGGAGTTTCAGAAGGTTCACAGGGTTCATCTGCAACGGAAATTGATGCGTATTCTGGATACATCGTAGCAACGATGTATTGAGCAAGTGCTTGAGTAGGTGCCACTACATAAACCTCAACAGTGTAAACATGTTGTTCATCACTGTCACCATCTTGCATGGCAAGTTCTACTTCAACTGCCCATACATTTCTGTTCTTGAGATGATGCTCCCAAGAGATTACCATATCAGGTTGCATGATGTGCCTTCAAATCTGGGTTTGGTTGTGATTTAGTCAAGTCTCTACGGGACTGATTCTTGATAACAATAAACGCATCTTTATTGTACTTTCGGGTGCCGATGGGTGATTGCCACTTTTTGTTGTATTCTTCACCCACATCAATACCTGAGACAGATGTGCCAGCAATCTCTACATCTACCTCATCACCATATTCCCATCCAAGTGTTTCTAAAGCAATAGCAAGTTGCCCTAGCATCTTACCAGGATAGATCATAGATTCTTCACTCATGTTGTAAACTCCTCAACAATAGTAGACTCAAGATCTTCTGCCAACGCATAAGTGCGGGCATTTTGAATGTTGTGACGAAGTTGTGGGTAATGTTGCACATTATATTCTTGATCTTTCTGAACAATAAGATCGAAACATTCGTTCTCATCTTCGGCGATTACATTCCAAATTCCACCATATTCGGATTGAGGGAATGGAACGAAATGTTCAACAAGGTAAAAAAACTTGGTCATTGACTCCGATGAATTACTCTTAGATTGTATCATGAACAGAAAAATTCTTCAAGGTAGTAGTCAACAGTGACTTCATTCTCTGCTGCTTCTCGTTCAACCATCGCCCAAAACTCTTCGGCAATTTGTTGTGCTTCAAGTTCGTTTTTCATGCTGCAAGTGCTCCAGAGGGGATTTCAACGATTTCAGGATCGTTGTCATTAAACTCATTCATATTGTAGCATACCCAACCAGCACTGGTGAAGATATAAGAAAACTCCTCACCACTAGACAGAAACTCTTCCTTGGTTTCATCATAACGAGGAGGGCAATTTTCACCTCGTTGCGAATAATACTCAGGACCATACTTCTGACCATCGGTGCGTCCTTTACCCCAGACAGTATCATTCCAGCAGGATGACATGTCACCACCATCAATCAAATCTGCTGCTTGTTCGCGGGAATTGTAATGTGTGGTGAGAATACGACCCAACCACTCAGGATAACCATCCCAGTGGTGATAAGCAGAAAGAACAGAACCGTCAGAGAGTTCAATACCGATGCGTGAACGGGTTGCCATGAGTGGTTTTCCTTTGACTCTTTTAATATACAGGAGATCGGAGTGGATGGTGTCAAATGTGGACACTTCAACCACCGTCCACTTGGCACCCTACCATGCTACCGCCAACGATGCCCAGGGGAATTGCCCACCAACGACCATCACCACGGGACAGAGCAGCACCTGCACCCGCACCAGCAATCCCACCTAAAATAGACCCTTCTAAACAGGAGTTATCATCTACATGACCACCAACATCAGGATGGTGATGATGTTCATGAATGTATGGTTTTCTGGGTCGTTCGTACAATCTACTACAAGGAACTCTCTTCTTAGTATTCTTTACCCTACCATTTCTCCAGTTCCCAAAGTCATCATAATAACCAGGAATATATCTTTCTACATTCTTATAGCACTTTTCTTCATAATGAACATTTCTCTGTCCCCTGATGACAGGACCACCAGCAAATGCAGGACTAGCAACAAAAAAGGGCAGTAATAGCAGTGCAAGTTTTTTCATAATAGTCTCCAATCGTTAGTATGTATCAGTCCTCTTTTGAACCGTAATAATAAAGAATTGCTCCAATAACAGAAATCGGAATGATAATCCACCAAAACTCAATAATCAACCACAGACCAAATAAGATTGCACCAAGTAAAAGATAAGCACCCATGTCACCAATAGATCCACCATCGCTAGATCCTTCAGGTGATTCACGCAAATTGCAAATTTGCTGAACATCACCGTGCTTTGCATGAATTTGTTGTTTTGCTCCATGCCAAGTAGAAGCATACACTTCAACAGGAATTTCACCAACTTCAGAGTTTACAAAAACATTTGCAGTCCAACGTTTTGACATGTGTGGTTGTTTAACTTGAATACAATATGACACAAAAAAAGAAGGGTCGCAACCCTTCTTGTGCCACTATTCAGATTGTCTTGCTTTTTGTACTAGGTACTCAGCAAATTCTTCCATTTTATCTGGATGAATTGCCCTAATACCAGAATGTTCTACCGCAATTTTCATGGACTCAATATGTTCATCCTTAAGTTGTTTATCTTTGGGTAGAGTCATTGGCAATCTCCTGAATGTGGTGACATCATAACATGTCATTTCACAAATAGTTAGGAATTTAATCTTTTCTTTGGGATTGCGTAATAGGAGTTAATGGTTCAATTTGATCCATTTCTTGCCACACTTTCTCAAAGTCACTGATATGCCAAGAACCAAACTTTTCAGGAGCATACCAAAAATCTTCCCAATCTTTTTCAGTTGCCTCACTAATGTTAGACATCTTGCTTTTCCTCTTTTCTTTTTTTGATTGCTTTTTTCATCAACTTGGCATAAGAGACTTCTTCTGGAGTATACCAGTTAGGGTGTTTCTTTGCTCGTTTGATGATTTTTTTGCAAACTTTCTTATCCTCCATAGTTGCATATGTTTACAGTATGCAACTATTTATTTTCAGTACAGATTTTCTTCTTGTTCAGTGACAATCACACAGTCACTTATAGGATAAGCAACACAGGTAAGGACAAATCCTGCTTCCATTTGGTCATCATCCAGGAAAGATTGATCACTTTGATCCACCGTACCAGACTCAATTTTACCAGCACAGGAGGAACAAGCACCAGCACGACAAGAATAAGGAAGATCTACACCTGCCTCTTCAGCAGCATCAAGAATGTACTGGTCATCTTGACACTCAATAGTTTGTTCACCTTCAGAAGTTTTTAGTGTAATAGAATAAGTCATGTACCTTTGTTGTTTTCTTGGATATTATATATCACAGGATGAATTTTGTCAATCTGTGATTTGAGTGATGTTTCTATTTCAAGAATAAGATCGTTTAATTCACGATTTTCTCTCTCTAATTCAGCAACTCTCTCTTGCAGTTCTATGATTTTATCAGCAAGATAGAAAGCAGATTCTGATTCTTTAATGGTGGGAGAAAAAAACTTTTTAATTAAGTTAATCACGATTGTAAGGCGTCTGATTTATGTATCAGATTTTTCGGATTTTTCTACACTTTCGTCAAGGTTTTCTTTCAAAAATCCCCACGGTCCAGCACTATTTTTATCACGGTTCTTCATAGCAACACCAGCAAGAGATTCCATTACTTTAAGAACATCTTCTGGTTTCGCATCTTCACCC